TCTTTCGTGAACTTTTTGATCTTTATTCGCAACACTCACGTTGGTTTCGTTGGCATTCTTGGCAACGCGTACAACTCAGTCGTTGAGGCTTCTGCTGCCGCGGTCGCTTCCTTCTGGGCACGCTACTCGAGTACCTACAGCCTGTTTTGGCCTGAGCGACTTCCGCTTTGGCATCACCGCTGCATAGCTAGCCTATTCTCCACGACCACCGTCTTGGAAGACTTCCAGGCTACCTTGACGTACCCTTACCCGACGAGATTTGTGTGTGAGTTTTCCCACGACATTGCTACCTATGCAGTCGTGTCCACTCTTGTGGCATGTGCTTTACTGGGGAGTTACGTACTGTACTCTCTACTTTGGCATGTGTTGGGATTCGGAAATCCAATTGCCTATTACTGGTCTACCCTCCTGGCGCATCCTTTTAAGACAGCTGTACCTGTATCTGCTGATCTTTTGCGCCCTGCTTTTAACGACCTGACTCTGCGGCCCGCTGTGCCCATAGACAATCACACTCACCCTGTCCAAGCATCTCTCAGAGCCGCAGTTACATCGGGCGTACGCCATCTAGCTGCCTCTGTAGGTCTCGTGCCATATTTCGTTCAACGCTCGCGCTCCGACAACAAGAAGGGCCTGGAGGGTTGCGAAACGGTGGTATGGTGCAAGGACGCCCACCGGACGCCCATCGCGTTCGCCCCGTTGCTCATCCACTTGATAGCTTTCATCGATACCTTAGATTATATCGATTTGAATGTGGTTTTGGGCTATGGTCTGGCCGTTGTTGTATACACGGTCGTAACCTCCGCGGCTGCTAAGGTCACCGAGGAGTACTCTTACACGTACGATGCTGATGGGTATCTGATCTTCAACGTGAAGGGTGGCGCAAACTATCGTCAACTCCCCTGGAATTATGGGAAAGACATGGTCACCGCGATTGCTTACTCCCCAACCGGACTCTGGTTGGTGAAGACCGTTTTCAATGTCGATAGGAAATATGTCGACGCTGACCACCAACTCATTTTGTTTACGCCACTGGCTGCCTGGAGGTTTCTGCTGTTCGATTTTAACAAGCGGATCAATTGTCCCTTGGAGCGGCTAGAGGTGGTGAAAGGTGATTGGGCGCGCGTTCGGGTTCTAGGGGGGACCGATCAGCCGCACGTGGTTAGCACTGCGAGAGTTGGGCGGTACTTGGCCGCCACCGTATCTGTCGAAGTGGACGACGCACTGGCCGAGACTGCCGGGTTGTC